CTCAAATTTTCAACCCCCTATGGGGGTTGCGTCCGGCGGGCTGATCAAGTGGCGCAGCCACGCTGAGACGGTCGCGCTAAAACCGCCGAGGGTGGAGTGGTTCATCGATGGCGTCCTGGGCCGCGGCCTGATCACCGAGCTGGTCGCCAAGGTCAAGATGGGCAAGACGACGTTCATGCTCGGCGGTCTGAGGGCCGGCATCGCCGCGGACGAGGAGTACTGCGGTCGCGAGATTCCGCACTCGATCCGCGTCGGCTACGTCACCGAGGAGGGCGAACAGACCTTTCTCGAGGCGATGCGCCGCTACGGGCTGAACGACCTGGTGGAGCAGGATGCGTTCTTCACGGTCTTTGACTACGAGACCGAAGCGGCGCCGCTCGGCAAGATCATCGATGAGCTGATCCTGCACGCGACCGCGGACAACGTCGACGTGGTGATCCTGGACACGCTGAGCGTGGTCGCTGGTCTGGACGAGGAAGACCACGCCGGTAAAGCCGCGGCTGCAATGCACGAGGTGCGGCGCCTTGCCGCGGCTGGCTTCGCGGTCGGCATCCTGCGCCACAGTCGGAAGGCTGGCGGCGACGTCGGCGACGCTGGTCGGGGGAGCTCGGCCATCAGCGGCTACTGCGACGTGCTGCTGCAGATCGAGCCGTACCGCGGCGACGAGGACACCACCAACGTGCGCGTGCTGAAGACGAAGTCGCGTCTCGGCGTGTACGAGCCGCTGATGCTGCAGTTCGACAAGGTGACCGAGCGATACACCGCGATCGGCACGCTGCAGACCAGCGAGGAGCGCCTCGCCGAGAAGATCCAGGCGGCGCTGATCCGCATGGAAGCTCGCGACCTGGAGTCGGGGCGCCGGGCGCAGGAGGTCGCCGACGAGATCCACAAGCAGCTCAAGGCGGTCACCGCGGCGTGTAAGGAGCTGGCCCTGGTCGGCGACATCAAGAGCGGGCCGCGGAAGTCGGCTCGAGGCCGCACTGAAATCGTGTACTGGTCGCCGAAGCTGATCCACCTGGTGCATGACGCTCCTCTTCCGGTGGAAACGGAAGACGTGGAAGGGCAGGAAGAGCAAAATCCGCAACCCCCTATGGGGGTTGAGCCCGAGCCCTCCTCTTCCGGTCTCCTCTTCCCAGAGGAGCCCACCCCCTTAAGGGGGGTGGAAGAGCGGAAGAGGAGAGAACCGACGCCCGAGGCGGTCGCGAAGCGGGAAGCGGAAAAAGCTGCTCGCGAGCTGGCACGGCTTGAGGCGGCAGACGCCGCGGCGCCGACGCTCGAGTACCTGGTCGTCCTGGACATGGTCGAGCTCAACGAGGCGCTGGCGCGTCTGTCGACGTCGGCGGTCTCACTCGACACCGAAGACACTGGCCTGTCGGCGCACCACCACAAGCTGCGGACGATCAACCTGTCTGACGGCGAGACGCACGTCGTCATCGACACCTGGGCGGTCCAGCGCAACTCGCCGACTGACGATCCGTGGAGCGCGCTGCGTTCCTACCTCGCCGCGGTCGGCTCGGTGCGGATGCACACGTACCTGTTCGATCTGGCGTTCCTGGCGACGATCGGCGTCACGATCGACCCGCAGAAGATCATCGACGTCAAGACGATGAGCATGGTCCTGGAGTCGGAAGAGGCGTGGGTCGACTACACCCTCCAGGGCATCGCCAAGCGGCACCTGGGCGAGCACGTCGCCAAGGCGGAGCAAAAGCGCGGGTGGGATGCGGAGCATCTCCGACATGCGAAGCTGGCGTACGCCGCGGAAGACGCGCGTGTCACCTTCGCTATCGCCGACGCGCTCGAGGCCAAGCTGCTCGCCGATCCCGACGTCGACGGGCTGAGCTACTGCCTGTCGCTCGAGCAGGACGTCCAGGCGGCGACCTGGTGGCTCGCCTCCGCCGGCGCGCCGTGTGACGTCGGCATCCTGCGCCGCGCCATCGCCGAGCAGGAGGCGCTGATGGACGACCGCCTCCAGGAGCTCAATACCATCGCCGCGGTCGGAACGGAAATGAACTGGCGCAGTCCCAAGCAAGTCCTGCCGCTGCTCCAGGACCGCGGTCTCGAGCTGGCCGCGACCGGCATCGATTACCTGATGGAGGCGCAGTCGGACGACCCGATCATCGACGCGCTGCTGGCGTACCGCTCGGCAGGAACGTGCATGGGCCTGCTCAAGAAGACGCTGGCGTGCGTCGCGCCTGACGGTCGGATCTATGCGTCCTGGTCGCCGATCGGGGCGCAGACGGGGCGTACGAGCTCGTCTGAGCCAAACCTCCAGCAACTGCCGCATGACACCCGAGCTCGCGAGAGCATCCGTCCTGGTCCAGGTCGCGTCTTCGTTCGTGCCGACTACTCGCAGCTCCAGATCGTCATCGCGGCGTGGCTGTCAAAAGACGCGGCGATGACGCGCATCCTGAACTCTCCTGGCGGCGACATCCACCAGGCCACCGCGGATGCCGTCGGCTGTTCGAGGCAGCAGGCCAAGGCGATCAACTTCGGCTTCCTGTTCGGCGCCGGTGCTGACACCTTCCGACGCGAGCAGCGCAAGAACGGCATCGTGCTGACCGAGGACCAGGCCAAGCTCTACCGCCGCAAGTTCATGGCGATGTACTCGGGCATCAAGCGTTGGCACAACAGCCTGGGCGAGTGGAACACCGAGGCGGAGGTCATCGATGACACCGGCTCAGGCCGACGCCGTTCCAGGATCTTCTCGAACAACGTCAAGGCCAACACGCCGGTCCAGATGGCAGAGGCGCATGGCTTCAAACTGGCGCTGAAGGCGCTCTACGACGACCGCGGCGCCGTGCCCGGCGCCCGCCTGGTGATGATGGTCCACGACGAGATCATCGCCGAGTGCGACTACCAGGACCGTCACCGCGTGGCGCAGTGGATGAAGGTCCACATGGAAAACGCGATGCAGCCTCTCGTAGCTGGTGTCCGGGTCGAAGTTGAACCTACAATCGTGAAGAGCTACTCCGATGACGACAAGAAGCACCCCGAGACCTAAAGGACCGCACTGGTCCGCCTCCAGGTTCATGCTGTTCGAGCAGTGTCCCTGGCAGTACGAGCAACGTTACGTCCACGGCGTTGCATCGGAGCCAAGTCTGGCTATGCTGTTCGGACACTGCGTTCACACTGCTCTGGAGGCACTGCACCAGGGGCAAGGGGTATGCTGCCTTGCCGGCTGCGCCGGCGAAGGCCACGCCGTAGGCGCTAACGCGCACCTGGAGTGTGCACGGTCGAGCTACTGGCAAGAGTTCGACTCGATGCGGAGCATCCTGGCCGAGGAGAACGTCACCGTCGACGGCATGCTGTACCTGGAAGGGCTCAGGATGATCGACCAAGTTGCAGGCTTACGCCTAAACGCAGACGGCAAGTCGAAAGCGGAAAGGTGGATCACCATCCCGACCGAGTGGGGCGGTCTGGGCTGGCCGGTGGTGGGAGCGGTCGACCTGTGGTCGCCACCGTGGGCGAAGTTCGGGCCGGTGGTCTGGGACTTCAAGACGACCGTAGGGAGCTGGTCTGCGAAGCGGGCTGAACAGGAACGTTGGCAACCGCTGCTCTACACTTGGGCCTACGTGAGGGCGTTCGACATCGTGCCGACGTTTCGCTACCTGGTGCTGTCGAGGACGACCGGCGAGGTCGAGTTCTTCGACCGCGTGTGGTCGAGCCGTAGAGCGTGGGACGACGACCTGAACGACCTGGAGTTCCACGCCGAGGAAATTGCCGAAGCTGTGGCTGAGGGCAACTTCGAATGCAGCCGCGGCCACGGTAACTGTCTCGAGTGCGGTGAGAGCTACGGGCACGATCACGTCTGCCGCAGCCCCAAACGTCCCAAGGTGCAACTGACCGGCACCAGGTCAGCAGCTACGTAGGCGTCGAGCAATGCCGGGTACGCAGGGCTGGCTGGTCTGCCGTGCAAAACGCAGTGACGGGCAACCGTGCCGCTCGCCGGTCATTCGCGGCGCTCGAGTCTGCCGCATGCACGGTGGCAGTACGAAGCACGTCAAGGACGCCGCGGCCAAGCGCCTGGACGAGCTGGTCATGCCGAGCATCAGCAAGCTGCGGACGTTGATGCTGCGAGGTGAAACGCACGGCGTGCAGCTCAAGGCGGCGACGGAGATCCTCGATCGAGCTGGCATCGTGGCGCGCCAGGAGGTCGACGTCGACAACCAGGTGACGGTCACGGTCAGGTACGCGGACGTCGTCCAGGAGGCGCTCAAGGTCGTCAAACGCGGCACGATCGATGTCGGCTATGCCGAGCTGCCGCCTGGCAATGGGCATGAAAAAGCCCCCGAGAACGGGGGCTGAGGCGAGGCCGCGGGAGCGGTCAGAACATCGTGGACGGCGCCGACTCGAGCGCCTTCGCGATCTGCTCGCGGACGAGGCAGGTAGCCTCCCACAGGAACTTGTGGTGAGCGGTCAGGCGACCGACGCCGGGCACGACCGCGGTGACGGTGAACGAGCCGTTGCGCTCGATGCGGTAGGTGGTCGGGTACTCCTCCGACGTGATGGCATCCGCGGCGGGGCCACCGAAGAGCTCGAGTTGCATACGAACTACTGTAGTCCATATGAGCTGAGCCTGTCAAGTGCCTAACTTCGACGTCATCCTGCCTCGACCGCACGCTGCCCAGGCGCAGATTCGGCGCGAGGCGAAGCGCCACAACGTCGTAGCCCTGGGCCGGCGGTCGGGCAAGAGCACGATGGGTCACGAGCTCGTCGTCAGGACTGCCCTCGATGGGCAACCAGCGGGCTGGTTCGGGCCGACGTACAAGCTCCTGGAGGAAAGCTGGCGCGAGCTGAAGCGCATCCTGGGCCGCGTGGTGACGCTCAAGAGCGAGCAGGAGCACCGCCTCGAGCTCTACAACGGCGGCACGATCGAGTGCTGGTCGATGGACACCGGCGACCCTGCCCGCGGTCGCAAGTACGCTCGCATCGTGGTCGATGAGGCCGCGATGGTGCCCAACCTGCTGGACATCTGGAACCAGGCGCTCAGGCCCACCCTTGCAGACCTGGGCGGCGAGTCCTGGTGGCTCAGCACCCCTCGCGGTCTCAACGACTTCTACGTGCTGTACCAGCGCGGCCTGGACCAGCTCGAGACGGACTGGATGGCGTGGCAGATGCCGACGTCGGTCAACCCGCACATCTCGGCGACTGAGCTCGAGGCGGCGCGGCACGAGATGCCGGAACGGGACTTCGCTCAGGAATTTGAGGCGCGCTTCCTCCAGTTGGAAGGGGCGGGCGTGTTCCGCGGCGTGCAAGCGGTGAGCCGCCTCCAGCCTGCCGGTCCCACCCGCGGGCACGTCCACGTCTTCGGCGTCGATTGGGGGCGGTCGAACGACTACACCGTGGTCAGCGTCCTGGACGCGACGTTGATGGAGCAGCGCGTCATCGACCGCTACTCGCAGGTCGAGTGGGAGTTCCAGACCGAACGTCTGCACCGCCTCGCCGAGGTGTTCAAGCCGCTCACGATCGTCGCCGAGGCGAACAGCATGGGCTCGCCCCTGGTGGAACGCCTGCAGCGTGGCTACGGGCGGTTGATCGGGGCGCCGCGGCAGGCGCTGCCGGTCTATGGCTGGACCGCCACAAACGCCTCTAAAGCCGCGGCGATTCAAGCGTTGAGCCTGGCGATCGAACAGGGCCAGTTAACGCTGCTGGACGACCAGGTCCAGGCCGGCGAGCTGCTCGCGTACGAATCGAAGGTCAGCGCGACCGGCATGCTGCGGTACAGTGCTCCGCCAGGGATGCACGATGACTGCGTCACTGCCCTGTCACTGGCGTACCTGGGGAGCCAGCACGAGCGGGCCACGCCTACGGCCAGGGCGCACTACGGCTTCGCTGGCTCGAGGCGATGAAGCACTGGCTGGCGCATCGTCTGGGCTGGAACCTGGGGCGTGGCGTGTCCTGGTGGGCCGGTGATCGGCTGATGATGGCGTTCAAGTGCGACGGCTGTCAGTCGCTGAGTCACATCCATGAGAGCGTGGTGCGATGGCCCAGGACGGTCTAGCTGCGCCTGACTCGCAGTACCTGATGGCGCTCGGCACCGAGCTCGGCGACCTGTACCTGCAGCAGGACCGCGACATCGACACGTTCCGCGACCAGCGCGAGATGCGCGTGGCGGCGATGTCGGAGGCCGACAAGGACTACGTGCTGGTCAACGTCGACCCCCGCGACCCGGACATCACCGAGGAGGCGTTCCAGCAGACGGCCATCCTGACGTTGGATCGGCCAAAGCTGGCGATCATCGGCGGCGAGGGCGACACGGCGCAGACCGTGGCGTCGAAGCTCGAGCACTTCACCGAGGCGACGCTGTGGCAGTGCGGCACCAGGACGCCCGGCCAGGACACGATGACGCAAGTCTCGGACGCCACGCTGAACGACGGCGGCGGGTGGACCAAGATGCTGTGGGCGTCGGACCTGTGGAGCTCGCGCTACTCGATTCCCTCGCCAAAGGGGAAGGCGTCGAGCGCCGACTACAAGAGCTATGACCAGGCCACCGAGGACGCCAAGAAGAAAGCCGGCCCGCCGTTCGTGTGGGCCTACGTCGACCCGCGCTCGGTCTACCCGCAGTGGTCCGGCGGCGAGCTGTGCGAGGTGCTCGAGACGTCGAACATGCCGACGCGCTTTGCGTTCCGACGCTATCGGCTCGGGCGTGACGGCGACGGCAACATCGTGCCTGAGGAGCTCGGTCAGGCCACCAACGCGATCGAAGCCTCACGCCTGGCGAACGCGTCGGTCCAGCTTTATGAGCATTGGGATGAGGTGTGGGCGACCTGGGCGATAGTCGGCCACAACTACAACCACGAAGGCACCGGGTACATCGTCAAGCAGTACCGTCACCGTTACCCCTTCGGCGTGCCATACGACTATGCGCCAGGTCTGACGATGAGCCACTGGCGCAACCGCAAGGTGGGTTGGTCGATCGGCAGGACGAAGCTGTGGCTGGTCAAGTACCGCCAGTACCTGCGCGCCATGCATGCACAGTACGTCGCTCGAGACTTGCTGTCGCCGCTGGTGACGTACGGTGATACGCCCGCGGCAGGCGTCATCGGCGAGAACGGTCTGCCCAAGGAGCCGCAGACGGCGATCCACCCGGGCGAGATTCTGAACCTGCCTCCGGGACGGCAACTGGCGCGCATCCAGTACCCCGACGCGGCCACGCTCGAGAAGCACATGGCGCTGATCGACGGCGCCATCCGCGACCTGGAGTCGCCGAGGGTGACGACCCTGTCGGGCATGGAGGGCGCCGGCTTCGCCATCAGCCAGGTACTCCAGTACACGCGCACCAGGATCGGCCCGGTCAGGCACGGCATCGAATCGCTGCTCAAGGGTCAGACCGAGAAGATGTGGGATCTGATCCGCGAGCACGCGGGTGAGAAGGTGTGGGTCTTTTACGGCGGCGAGACCGGCACGCTGTCGGCGTCGACCGCGGCCAAGGCGGAGTACATCGGCTTCGGTCCTGCCGACCTCGAGCGGCCCATGCACATCGAGTGGGAGGTCCAGGCGCAGCTCCCGACCGACGAGATGATCATGGCTCGCTACGCGCACGAGCGCCTTGCTGCGGGCACCTGGGGCAAGGACGAGGCGGTCTCGTACATGGGCGACAACCCCGACGAGATTCGTCGTTCCATCGCCAGGGACGAGATTCGCCAGTCGGACGCGTACAAGAAGTGGCTGTACGAAGAGGTCTTCGCGATGGCAGGCCGCGGCGACATGCTGCAGAAGACGCAGCAGGCGATGGCTCGAGCGCAGTACGGCGCGCTGCCGTCGGGCCAGCCGCAGCCGGGTGTGTTCGAGGGCGGCGGTCCAGGGCTCGGCGGCGTGCCGGACCTGGGCGCGCTCGCTCAGGCGCCGAACGGAGCTGGCGTCGGACCGCCGCCGTACCAGCAAGTGATGGGCGGCGCGCAGCAACCTGGCGGCACGCTGCCCGCCGGTGGTGTCGCTCTAGCTGCACACGGCGGCATCCCGGCACCTGGTACGGCGCCGCGGCTCGGCGCGGTCAATCCGAACCAATGACGCTGGTGTGGTGGCTGGTCGCGGTCTGGCTGATCCTGGCCGGGCTGTTCGCGTGGGGCCTGGGCCGCTGGTTCCGCTTCCTGCGCGGTGACTTCGATCGGGACGAGTGATGCCGACCAGGTACTCGAAGCGCGGCGAGATCCAGCAGTTCCAGTACGAGATTGCCAACGAGATCAAGCGCGACGCCAAGCCCATCGCCGACGGCGTCTTCGGCAACAACGCGCTGCACCCCGACATGGCGTCGGTCTCCAACCAGGAGCTCGATCAGATGTACCGCCAGGCATACCTCAACAACGACCGCAAGTTCCTGATGCAGGAGGCGCAGCGCGACCCGCAGCAGTTCATCGACGTCACTGACCGTATCGGCGTCCAAGACCCGCCGACCGACATGCAGGGCAACCCGATCCAGCCGCAGGCCGACCAGGAGGTGGTCGCCGACCAGCTCCAGCAGCAGGCTCTCCAGAACGCCGCCCAATCCGCGCCAGTTCCAACTCCCCCCGCGGTCGGCGCCGTGCCACCCGTCGCTGCGGTGACGGCGCCCGCGGCGTTACCTCCGCCGATGCCGCCCGCCGCTCCGCCACCAGGTCAACTGCCGCTGCCCGGGGTAGGCTGACGTGCCTGGCACGGTCCTCAAGGACGACCTTCAGGACACGATCGAGCAGCAGCTCCAGGGCTACGCTCGAGGGCTGCAGCAGACCGCTGGCGCGGCGCAGAGCGCCGTCGGCGATACCTGGGAGGATCTGCAGCGAGCGGGGCGGACGTCGGTCCAGGACATCCAGGCGCAGCTCTCCGACTACGCGACGCAGGCGTACAACGCCGCGCAGCAGGCGGCGCAGGACAAGATCCAGCAAGCCCAGACCGCGGTCAACCAGCACCTGACCGACTACGCCAACCAGGTCTCGCAGGCGCA